TGAAGTCTTGGTCATTTGCGCTTCCGTAGTAATCTACCGATAGCATTCCCGTTACGGGGTCCATGCTGAAACGTCCAAAGGCTAGACCTAAAGAAGTGGGGCCTTGTGGACCTTCACTACCTACCGACCCTTGAGGACCTAAAGGACCTTGGTCACCATCAGGTCCTTTATTACCGAGGTCACCTTGAATACCTTGTGGACCGATTGGGCCTACAGGACCTGTAAATCCGATAGGGCCTTGAGGTCCAGTGGGACCAAGCGGACCATCGTTGCCTGTGGGACCTTGCGAACCTGTGTCTCCTGTACTGCCTTTGACACCTGTAGAACCTGTCGGACCTACTGGTCCAGCATCACCTTCGGGACCTTGGGAACCAGTGTCACCTGTTGGGCCTTGAGTACCTGTACTGCCTGTTGGCCCCATAGGACCAGCATCACCTTCAGGGCCTTGTGCGCCTGTGCTACCTGTGAATCCAATAGGGCCTTGGTCGCCAATGACGCCTTGGATACCTTGAGGACCTACGGGACCTGTCTCACCTGTGACACCCTGAATGCCTGTAACACCTTGGTCGCCTGTGAGTCCTGTATTGCCTAACTCACCTTGAGGACCGCGAGGACCTTCGGGGCCTATGACACCTTGAGGACCATCAGGACCTTGGGGGCCAGTTGAACCAGCGGGGCCTGTGCTACCTACAGGACCTTGAGGACCTTCGGATAAGCTAAAGGTTAGCTCACCTGTGTTGACATCGTAGTTAACCGAACCTGTGGAACCGTAAGGCAGCGCAGTCATGTGAGTAGTTAAGCCATAGAGTTCGTCACGGATTTGTGTAACGTCTGAGGTTTTAATGATTACTTCTGTATGCTTGGTTACTATGTCCGTATGCCGTGTTTCAGAATCAGCACGAACACCGTCAGCATAAGCTTTAGTTACCGCGTCATTATCAGCAGTAGGATTAGGAAGATTAGTTAAGCGTTTACCTTCAGAATCGAAGACACCGCTGGCTGTTAATTTGATGGCATTGTCAGCCGTATCAAAGGCTTCTTGAGCTAAGTGGAATATTTGACCACTGTCAGCATCAAGAGCAGCTTCTGTCAGTACAGAGCCGTCTTGGAAATCA